CTGCAAACCAAATTATTAGCATCACTGCCCTAGCTAGCCAATGCCATTGAAATACATTGACTGAACCGCATACAAAGGCTACCATTGCAAAGGCGAATATCAGCCAAATCAAAGTGATTAAAATGTCTTGTTTTGTCATATTGAGAAAGTGAAATCGTTTTTCTTCTTAAGTTCCATCATTGCCAAGTATCGCATGGCATCAATGGCGTGGTTGAAGTCATCAATTGGAGCGTTCAACTGCTTACCTGTCTTGTCTCTATCCCATGTATAAGACCTTAATTCCTTGATCAAGTTAGTACTTTCCTTTGTGACTAATATCTTATACTCTTGAAGGATAGATAAGCCAAATTTAATCGAATCTTGCCCTTTTAAAACAGGTTTAATATTGTATCCACTCCTGTATATTTCTTCAATGCTTTTAGGCTCTGCCGAATCTCCGTAAATCTTATCATTTGATCCAATCCTAAGATCATTCAGTTTTTTGATAATATCTGAATTTAGCATACCTCTTTGATAGATCAATTCATTTACGACTAATGAATCATTGTATCGATAGACACCCACTAAGGTGGTAGGATCGTTTGTAAATCCAAAGTCCATACCATATCCAATAAATTTTGCTTCACTTGGTACTTTATCGATCTGCTCCCAATTCTGCAAGATAACCCCATCAAGGCTACCAACCTGACCAAGGCCATAGACTTTCCACCAATTATCCCAATAAGCCGAGGTTTTAGCCTTATCTCTTGCTTTCTCTATTTCCTTAACCAATGCAGGGTCTAATGCTTCATTGTCCTTATATGTCAAAATAACAAAGTCAGAATCTTTGTCATTGATTAACTCGGTATGCACCCAAAATTCAGAAGTTGGATTGTAGTCCAAATAGATAAATTTCTTGGTACGGATTGCAAGCTGATTGTATGCCTCAAAAGGAATATTGTTGCACTCATTCACGAATAAGATGTCACGTCTTGCACCCCTTAGCTTATCAGGCTGATCTGCTGAAAAGAACTCAATAAAGCTACCATTGGAAAACTTGTACTTAAGATCGGATTTATTAAACTGACCATCCTTATAATTTCCAGTCATAATCATGATATTGATAAAATCCTTTACTGCACCCCTTTTCAAATGAGGTATTGATTCTGAAACTATTGATATTTCAGAATAAGGATTTTGAACAGCATAAGTAATAAGTAAAGGAAGTATAGAAAAGGTTTTTGAACTACTTGTGCCTCCTTGTACTATTCTTACCCTTTTCTTTAGCTTAGCTATCTTACTTTGAGCCGTTGTCCGTTGGAACGTCAAGGTCTATCCCGTTAAATATTGGTTTCTCAAAAATATGAGTTGTTTCCTGCTTATCTCCATACTTCCTTGGAAATAGCTTTGATAATTCCCACTTCTTAGCGTCTATCTTAAGCCTCTGAAGGTTTACCCATGCAGGATCTATTCTGCCTGTCTCAGGGTCTATTTTAGGCTTCTCCATGTAGTCTTGCTCAATGGAATCAAACTTTACCTCTGCTCTGATTTCCATTGCTCGTGCGTATTGGTTACGTTTTGACTCGTCTTGATCTATCCACTCCAAAAAGTTCTTTCTTGCAGGATATTCACCTGAAGCCAAAGCAGACCTTAAAGATGCTCCATTAGCTATCTTATCGCATATCTCGTCTACTATCCTTTGCCTTTCTGATTCTGAATAAGCCATATCAAATGTGTTTCCAAGATTTACCCCTTCTTATATCAGAAATTGTAACCCTGCTTATGTTGTAAAGATATGCAATTTTACTTTGAGTCATTTCCTTGAGACCATACTTTATAAGTCTAGCTTGCTCTTCTGTAATTTTTGAACAGGCTTGATCTCCTTTTAAAATTTTTCTTAACCCAGTATTTACAGAGTGCTTTTGATTTTCTGAACCTGTACACCACTCTAAATTTTGAAGCCTATTATCTGTTTTAATTCCGTTGATATGATTTACTTGTGGTTTATTTTCAGGATTATCAATAAAGTTAATAGCAACCAATCTATGAACGCTTATTCTTTTTTTCAATCCATTTTTAGAAAGGTCGCAAAGTAAATATCCGTTTCTAACCAATAGAAGCTTTTGCAATCTATTTTTCTTTACAATTAAAACATTTCCTTCACTACTTACTTTATAAAGCCCCTCATATCCTACTACATCTTTCCAAACTTCCATAAATAAAACCGCCTCATTTCAAGGGGTAGCAGTCCCTATCCATGAGGCTTTTGGTTTTTTGTGTCTTATATCGCTGCTACCCGATAAGTAAATATACAAAAAAAAGTCTGATCAAAAACCAGACTCTTTTTCAATTAACCCAAACTACCATGAAATGTATTTAAAATCTTGAACCTAGAGCGGTGATCATATTATTCTTCAAACTATGGTATATCGAAGAACTAACATCTGTTTTGAAATGAAATGTATTTGGCAAAAAGACACCATTTTCAATATAGATATAAAAATTGTCAGTTCTAAATTTTCTTGTTCTAGGATCGTAGATGTAACAAAAAACAGTCTTTTGACCGTCTTGATCTAATGAATCAAAAGTGTAAAACTTTGATTTTCCTAATTTTAAGCATTCAGGTAATGTTACTGATTTTTTCATGACTTTGTTGTTTTGTTTCCCAAATATAATAAAAAAATTAGATTCCAAACAAATATTAATAAAAAAAGTCTGAGAATATCCCAGACCTTTAACCCTATAACCTTTTATCCAAACTATCTCAATTCAATAACTTTTCCAGATTCATTACCAAAGAAGTCTAACAGCTTACCGTTCCTTTCAAATCTGATTTCCTTATCTCGATTCTTATAAGCCGATGCCATTAGCCTAATTTGAGCCTGAACCAACTCAATACTTTCAAACTTACCTTGCCCTCTATCCATCCAATCAGACCATTGACCATCTCTTAGGCGGTATCTGATCGAAAGTGAATAATCAGGCTTTGTGGTTACTACCTTACTCATCCTTATCCTTAATTACAACCTCAAGCCCTAGCCTATCTGTGATCAATCTTAGATTCTTTAGGCTAATAGACTCACTCCCATTCTCAAGGTGATAAATCGGAGCATGAGATAGCCCTAAATCATTTGCTAATTGAATCTGGGTTAGCCCCATTTTCTTTCTTCTATCCTTGATGTATCTTCCTTCAATTATCCCCATTTTCGTCTTTGTCTTGTTTGCAAAACCAATATAATACACTAACCAACACCATCCATCCAAGGATAAACCAAGCATAGGTAAACCCTGCTTTTACCCCAAATACCTCAAGCCAAGCGATAATGCCAAAGAATGAGATAAGCCTAAATAGATGTTTCTTTTGCATAATTAGAAGGGTAGATCGTCTCCGATCGTTACACTAATAGCTTGAGATGCTACTGATTCTTGTTTTGCCTCTTTGGGCTGTGTTGTAAAACTCAAATAAGTATTCCCATTTTTATCCTTTTTAACCCATGCACTAGCCCAATGATCATTTCCGTTTGAATCGGTATAAGTGCCTTTGTAGTCAGGACGGTTAGGGTTATCTCCTTTGTCGTTTTTGAAGAATGCCCCAGAGTTTAGTTTCTTTTCCATGTCTATGTCTTGTTTGTTATTTGTTCAAATTTAAGATATTACTTTCAAACTCTTTGAATTTGTTATAAAAATCTTCAAAAGTTTTTACGATCCAGTATTGACCTCCAGCACGTTCAACCATTGCCTGATATTCCTTTTGTGCCTCTGATTGCCTATCCTTAGCATACTTCACTTCGATCTTAACAGACCTGCCAAATATGGTAGCAGAAATATCCGCGCTTCCTTTAGTCCCCGTGGTAGGGATGTACTTTGCCAATCCGATTGTCTTTGTCCTACCTATCACATCTGTGACCTGCTTTCGATTGTCAATCATTCTTCCCATTGTATTAATACGCTCTGCCTGATGGCCACTCAGATTGAGAAAATCAATCACACACTTTGTCAGAGCATTAGCAGACTTATCATTGTATTCTAATTTAGGAAGTGCAATATCCGGCACATTTGGATACATTTCCTTAGTCTTAGCGTGTTTGAGTTGTTTGAGTATTTCAATAGGTTTCATATTGTTCGATTGCTTTAAATATTTGATACACCACTTGAGGCACTACTGCATTTCCTCCGGCTTTGATTGATTCGTTTCTCCACTTAGGAAAGGTAATTCCGTCCAATCGGGAGGAAAGCCCATCATTTCCATCACAAATCGGGGATTGAGTTGGGAAGTTGTTCCAAGATGGTATTGAATGTTTGAATCCAAATAACTCATTGCTTTTTCGTGCCCCTGTCTTTTCGATCTGGTCTGATAATTTTCTTTCCCTGTCGTTCTCGGTGTGGGTAGCATTCCCATGTAAGCAAAATCCTTCAAGTCTCCCCTCCATGATCCTAGCTGATTCGGGTCTCGGTTGCTGTCCTTCTTCAGTCTCATTTCCCTGCCCGATCCATTCCCGTCTACTGCTTGGGGTGTGGGAAGCATCCCAAATTTCGCTAAATCCATTAGAAGCGGGCCGAATGTTGTTCCGTCCTTCCTCTGATTCACAAATTGACCATTGACAATCTTGGTCTCCTTTCCTGAATTTGGGCTGTGTTCTTTTGCATCCCATGTTTTCGGTGTCGGTAGCATCCCCATTCTGAATGCACTTCCTAAACCCACTGAATGTTTGCTGCCTTGTTTCTGTTGTGTACTCTTTAGATTTGATTCCATTTCGGTTAAAGCGGTCGGAGTAGGCAACAAACCATACTCTGTCCCTTCGGTGGGGAGCGTTGACGGATACAGCTGGAAGTACATACGGTTGTACTTCGTACCCTTCAGCTTCCAAGTCAGCTTGCACCTCGTCGAATACCATCCCTCCATTCCAATTAACAAGGCCGAGAACGTTCTCGCCCACGACCCATGTCGGTTGAATCTCTCGTATTGCTCTAAGCATTTCCGGCCAGAGGTGTCGATCATCCTCCTTGCCGAGTCGCTTTCCTGCTGCGGAATATGGCTGACATGGGAATCCTCCTGTGAGGATATCGATCTGTCCTCGATGAATAGTGAAATCTGTTTTGGTAATGTCATGATATGATATTGAGTTTGGCCAATAATATTTTAAAACTTTTTTTCCAAATTCATTCCATTCGCAATGGAATACATTTTCCCACCCCATCCATTCAGCTGCAAGGTCAAAGCCTCCGATGCCGGAAAATAATGATCCATGTCTCATCAAAAAGGTAAATTAAACGATGCCAAAAACTCGCTAGGCTCATGAATAAACTCAAGGCTTATATGATTGCTTGAAAGTGCCGTAAATGCTGTAACTCGGTCTATTTCTTTCATGTAAAACCATTCTTTCTGAGCCTTAGTCCAGTCAAAGAATAGACCTGCTTTCTTTTCTTCCCATTTGTCCTTAAATACTTCAAATGGTATTTCGGATATTTCGTCTAGTAGGTGGATCATTTTTCGTTTAATATTCTTCTAAGTTCATTTAATTCCTGCATTAACCAATTTATCTCTTCAGATATTTGAAGATTAATTAGCATCTTAATTTTTTCCTCTTGGCTAATATTCAATGCGTGAATCATTAGCTTTAGTCTTTCAATTTCTTTCATAATTAAAACGGTGAGTTAGGTGTATCTGATAAATCAATTTCTTTTTTAGGTTGTTCTTTGTCATTAATCATAAAATATCTAATCGATCCTGAGTGAGTCTCATAGAAATTATACCCTGCAAAAGATGCATATTTCTTAACCCATACAGAAAATTTATTTCTGTTTAGCCACTTCTTATAATCCACATAGTCATTCACAAATGCATCAAATGTAGCTGATTTGTCTATGTATTGACCAAATGGAAAATTATTTCTATCTGACATCCAATAGTAGAAATCCTGTGAAGTTTCCATGATAAACTTTCTAAGTCTGATATTCTTAGCTTCCTGTTGCATCAATCCATTTCTAAGGTATAATTGAACACAATAGACTATGTAGTTATCATACTTTTGAAACTCTAAGTAATCCCAATCCGAAAACAATTCTTTTCCAAACTCATCATAAGGAGTTTTTTCCTTACCGTAGTATTGGGCTATTTCTAATTCATGCCTTCTTCTGTCGTGTGAATTACCCTCCCCTTTGATGGCATAATTTGTACTCAAAAGCATTTTAGGGCTATCCTCCACGCTCAATTTTATTGCATCCTTATTTTTTCTTTCCAAGGTCATGCCCTCGGTTACAAGGCTGAATTTAGATTCAAAATCAAAGTTCTTTTTAACATCGTCAAATACCAATACCTGAGTCTCTGGACTTACTGTCTGATAAGGAAAAGACTTTTTATCGTCAAAGGTTTTTCCATCCAAAATAGACACCCTTCTTACCTGCTTAATGCCTTGAACAAATAATCCCTTCCCTGTGCCCCCTTCTGGATTATCAGAAATCACCTCATCATTCAAGATTACAGCCTTATTGTTCATCTTGTTTTTGTAGGTATTGACCAAATATCCAATAGTGCACTCTAAAGCCTCTGGCTTTCTATTTGACACGTTGTAAATGAATCTTTGGTAGTCATTTACCATTGAGTCAGTTTTAACAAAGTCACGGGGCAAAATATGGCTTTTCCAAATGTATCCATCAACATCCACATACTCAATCAACTCAGCCTTATCTTTTGTAATCTCCAAAATCCCATTGGCATAGGCTATGTAAGTGCAATCCTTTGTGTCCTTCAAAAGCATTAATTCAACGGTATCTAAGAACAGAAGAAAAGACTCTGAAAATAAATTTTGGAAGCTTGCAAAGTAAGACCATACAGTTACCTCACCACGATCCAAAAGATAATTCAACACAAAGTCTTTAATCTTTTCTACTGAAGTTTCTTCAACCTGATTAGATACTATTTTTACCCAAGTAGGCTTTTGAGTGTCATAAGGAAAGTATTTTTTAAAACCAGAAGATTCAAGAAACTTTTTGTACTTCAATACATCCACTTTGCATTTTTCGCCCTGCTTAGTTTCTTCAAAATACCAAAAGTCCTTTTGATCTTCTTCAACTTTAATTTCTTCAAATACATCTTCAGAAATCTTGTGCTTTTTTAATACTTCATCCTTACCTTTTGGTAAATCCTTTTTTACTTCTTTGATCTTCTTGTAATCTTCAAAGTATTTGATTCCAAATTGTCTCTTTCGGTATGCACTTTTGATCGTGGTCTTTGCCTCACGTTCGGTAAAATCACCAATTACAACATTATTCAAAATATACCCTTCTGCATATTCTTGACTAACTCCGTACTCGCAAAATGATCCAGCAAGATCAAAAATATAGGCATTTCTTTGCCCCTCCACAAAATCTTTAGACCTGTTCCATTTCATGATCATTTCAACTATTTCGGCATCAGATTCGATGGCAATAAGTGGAGGTTTTTCCTTGTATTCAAATCCTTCATCCTTTAATTCAGGGCTAAACTCTATTGCATCCCAATTGATGTAAATATTTGGGTCATAGGATTCATAACAGATACGATCCACATTTGAATTTGACTTATCGAAATAATCAAATTTAAATTGAGCCTGAAAAGCTTTGAAATACTTTGGATGCTCAATGTGGTTGCACTTCTTAATTCTTACCAATGCTTTCCATCCATTTCCAGAGGGAGATTTAAAAACAGAAATTACATAAGGATTTTGAGTCAACTCATTAAACAGCCTTTCCATCTCTGATTCATTTGGGAATTTGTCAAAATCCATAATGCAAGCCCCAGAATGATTGACTAAACCTTGAGAGTTTCTTTCTTTAAACTGACCAGAGAAAATGTAGCATGGAAGGTCACGCTTTAAATCATTCCTTTTGTCATGATCTTTTTCTGATCTAATCCTATTGATCAAATCCACGCTCTTAGCCCCCTTCTTAATCCGATTGAGAGCCTTCTCTAATGTTACCTCATACGGAACATCCTTAGTCTCATAGAGATACCTGAAAATTGAAATTTTAGAGTCTTTCATAATAAATTTTTTACAGTAGTAGAGAAAAAAAATTAGGCTACTAAAATTTGTCTATTTAACTGGATAAGAAGTGCAATCTCTGATTTCTTCCAATTATCCTTTTCTAGCCTTGTGTCTAGAGTTGGCCTAGTTATGCCAAGCTTGTCGGCTAACCACGTTTTTGAGTTAATCTGAATGAGTTTGTCTGCTATTTTTTTCATAATGCTAAAATATAAATTTTACACTTAATGAATAGAATTTTACACTTTAATTTTTTTTGGGCGAAGTTTGAATCTTATTTACCCATGTTTGCCCAAGTTTGCCCCAAGTTTTGCCCAACCAAAAAAGCCTTTATTTTATTCTTTTAGCCTTTTTGATCAATTTGGGCGAATGGGCGAGAGTAAAAACAAATTTAAGGACACCCCCCTGTTTTTTATTTTCCTCTCTAAGAAGGGGGTATAGAAAAGGGTCAACTTCGCCCACGCCCCCTTGTGCCCACAAAAAAACCGATCACTTGACCGGCTCTTTTTCCCACCCAAACATAGGGGTGTACATCCACTTGATGATCTCTTCAGCCTTGCGTGGCTTTGGAGGATCGTTAAGCTTGCTCTGAAATATTAATACTTTCTTTGAGTCCATTTTTGATCAGGATTTTTTCAACTTCATTTAAGCAATCATGGAATATAGGACCACCTGAATCAATGGCTTGGTGTAGCCCTTCAAACAGCCTTACGAAGTCATGGAATTGTCGGATAGTTGCTTCTCCATCCTCATAATTCTCTAAGAACCTATAAGCCTTCGTAGCGTTGCGTTTTAGAGAGTTTATTAGGTTCTTATGCTTCACGGTTAAATCGTGGTCGTAGTCCTTCAAAAACGTGCAATCCTCGTAATTGTCAAGCATGATCTCCTGCATAGCTAGGTATATCAAATACTTTTGCGTTGCTCGGTGCTGAATCTCAGCGATTATCTGTTCTTTGGTCATGATTCAATTAGTTTAATCCAACCAGCTAAAACCATATCCTCTACTGACAATCCCATCCAAGGTAAAGCATATCCTTTTGATCGGAGGTAATCAATGTTAGTTATTGTAAATGGATAGGGCTGTCCTGCATTAATTACCCAAAAACAATTTAATGAGTCTTCGTAGCTAATTGCCGAAAGTTGTTTAAGTTCAAGATATAAATCTTTATGCTCAAAGTTCCATTGACTAGAAACTGTTGTTAAATTTGTAGAAGTAACTTTTAGCACTTGTTGTCCCCAATAAAGAGCAAAGAATTTTACTTTGTTTTCGTTGTCTATTTTTGCTTTCATAGTAAATAATAATTGACTATTTCCATCTTTGATGATTGCCTTTGATTTCTTCCAATTGTGTCTTATCAGCACCTTGCATCTCGTAGTATCGAATGATTGCCTTATCTGCATGGTTTCCAAGTGTCTGCCTGACTTCTTGAAATATTGATTTGTGGCGTTTCATTAGTTTGCTAGTTTTTCAAGTTCAAGACTAACTCTAACAAAGGCATCTTTGAATTCCTTTTCGGTGATTGCTTCAAGAGGAAACTTACTAGCAGACAATCCAAGGTAATTAACATTGGTCTGCTCAATGCAAGGATAAAGCCTTAACTCTGGCTCATTTAAATCCCGAACTGCTAAGACATTTTGCCCATCCAAAACCATGTAGTAATTAGATAGCACTTTGAAGAAGTTTGGAAGTTCGATTTCTTCTGCTGTTGTTTTGTTGATTGTGATTTTCATCGGTGTTTGTGTTTAAAATAGTTTAAGACCTAGTAAGTAGCCTAGCCCAATGATAGGGCTAAAGGCTAGGATTGTGTAAATGATTTTGATGATGAGTTTCATAGTCGGTTAATATATCTTTTAATCATTTCTAAATCGTCTCCATCTTCAAAAATTGCGTAATCATATTCAAAATCATTTTTTAATGTAGATTCTAAATGCCTTTGAATTTGATTATCTGTTAAATCGCAATCAGTGAAAAGAAAAAAGATTTTTGACCCCTCTTCATGGTTACTTCTTACGTTATGATCTTGTGGCAAATGATCTGAAACTCTAACGCAAATGCCATTAAAATCTACATAATAGGAAGATTTTGCATTATGAGTAGTTCCAAAAAGATCGTTTTTTAATTGAAGAGTTGTCATATCTGTATGTGTTTGTGTTATTTGATGATGTAAATATAAGATATTTCTTAGATTCCATGCAAGCATAGATCAAAATATTTTTTCAAAAAGATAAAAAAAGCGGGATTTACCCGCCTTTATACCATTTTCTGAATCCTTCCAAAGCTTTTGGCCTCTTCGACAATCTTGTAGACCTGACTCAAAGGCAATCCTTGATCCTCTGCTATCTCGGCACAATGATAGCCCCAGTTGGTAAGCCGGATAATCTTGTCGATAGTTGATGTATCAATTGGCCTTTCCTTGGTCACCTTGACTTCTTTACGTGGGCATCTTAAATGCCATTGGTACTTATGATAGACCATAGCTTGAAACTGTCCGATAGTTAGCCCTGTCATTTCGCATATCTTTCTAGCTTTTACCCTTTGAAAGTATAGGTCTTTTACTTGTTTGATTAATTCTGCTGAGTGTTTCATTTGATCTGTAAGCTAAAATTTTCAACTAATACGGCACCTTCTACTGTTTTACCTGCCTTGATGTCAGCCTTGATCAATTCTTTATCCGGTGTAAATGTGATTTTCTCCCGAAGATATCCACCAGATAATTGATTTTCATTAGTCACTTGCACCGCCTCGGATCGTCTCAATGATAGCTTCAAAGTAGGTGATTTTACTTCTGTAATCCCGTAAACTTGAAATGCATTTACCACCGCTTCTTTCATCCGATCTATGGCGTTCGTTTTAGCCTCTTTTAAAGCCCGTAGACGCTTTATTTCATTATCGATGGCATCTACATCTATTTCGAGTGATCGAATGCAATAGGAGTAATTTAAAGCCTTCTCTTGAAGTTCTTGCTGATTGATCACTAACTCGTTTTCGAGTTCTGGAGTCAGTTCATCGTTTTCGAGTGCCAAGGCTATCTCTCGAGCCTTGGCGGTGATGTTAAATAGTGAGTTCATGATTTGTTTGCGTTTAGTGTATTTATTACTGTTTCAAGGGATGTTCTAACTTCTTTGCTTAGTCTGTATTTCTTTTCGATCTGATCAATAGTTACCTTTCCAGTTCTTAGCATTTCCATTGCCTTATCTAAAGCCTCTCCACGATTAAGCCAAGGCTTTTCTTCATTCAATGGATTGTTGTCTTTTGTCACAGGCTTACCATAATATGTCATTTCGCCTTTTTTAGGCTCTTGATCATGCGTATTTGTTGCGTCTGCATCTTTGGTGTCATCAATCAGAAAAAGCCCGTTAAGGGCATATTTTCTAGCGTATGATGAAGCAGCACCAAAAGTCTGTGATAAATCCATTCCCTTTCTATTGGTATCAATTCCAGCTTGAGCCGTTACGGTTCTGCCTTCATCGCCTTTCTGAATGCTTGCCGTTGCTTCTATATAAATAATAGGCCCGATTTCTTTTACCTCGTCTGTGACAGTCAAAGTGCATCCATGCTTTAGAAGCAATGGTTTTAAAGCCTCCAAAATGTCTTCACATGATCGGTAATGGTAATTTCCAAACTTATTAAGATTGTTCTTTGGTGCTTTAAGTTCTGATTGGATTTTAATTAGTGATTCCATTTGTCTGTTTTGTTAAAGTTGTGATTCAATTAATAATTCAAGCCAAATAAGTAAACTAGGAGTAGGTTTAACTTCAAACCACATATCCTGTTCTTCATCATACTTTGAAAATGATTTTGTGTAAACTATTTCAACATCTCGCTCCGACCACCCAGAACAATCGTCCGTGTCTGCTTCTCCCTCTTCATTTACATCATAGTCACCTTCCCATCGGTAGTCTTCTCCCATGTGTTCAAAATCCACTACTGCATCATCGTAGCGTTGCGATTCTCGATAAATTTTTGCCATTGTTTTGGTGTTTTGTTTGTCCAAAATTAGAAGGAAAAAATTAGAACAAAAAAAATTTGTTAGATTTTTTTCAATTATTTGGAAAATTGATTTACATTTGGTTCAACAAAACAGAAAGATCATTTATGAAAGTATTCACAGGCAAACAAGCGGAGGACATGATCCTCAAGGACAGATACCCGATCGATTCAATCGGTGTATGTAAGACCAAGTACGGTTATGCGTATTGGTTCTGGAACGGCCACACCTTTGATAGTGGCGTAGAAGAAACGGAAGAACAAGCGTTAAGAACTGCTAAAGCTAATTTTAAGTCATGAAAGAACGCAAAGCAAAAATGACAATCGGAATCGTTTTCGGATGTATCGTATTGATTTCTTATCTTATCATTTTACTTCAATTTTTAAAACTATGAGCAAGGACAGATTAAAACTTTGGATTTTGGCACTTTTGATGCTTGCTATCGTTTATGTGATTGTAAATCCCGTAAAAGCGGAAACTTCATCTAGAAGTAAAGGAACAAAATTAGATCACGCAGTAACACTTTAAACAAACAAAACAATGAAAAAGGACATCATTTCAACCGGAATAGCTTTTGGAATCATTATCATATGCTTGGTGATTGGATATTTTTTTGGGTTAGAACTCGAAAAAACCATATTCTAATCATGAACAAGATCAAGATCAAGATTCCAGAGCAGACTATTGAAGTCAATTACGAAATAGAATCAGGTGTGCAATTGGTCACACCTGAGCCTATTGAGCCATCAACTCCAACACCTGCCTCGATCACTAAGCCCGAGCCTGTTATATCTGTTGGTATTCAGAATATTACCGATGAGTTTAATAATATGGTTGCCGATGGTGCTGAAGCATTCAATTACCAAGGCAGTACATACGAGGTAAAAGCCATAAAAAGACAAAACCTAAACAGACCATTTACTCTAAAAGGCAACGATACCACAATCATATTCGGTAAAGAAAACTATGACAAGTGGAATGATCCTGCACAAGATAGTTCTCTATTTCACTTGATGGATGGGGCTAAATTTTACAGTGAAGGAATCAATTACTGCCAACCCAAGCAGATAATCAATGTTGAGCCTTGGATGCCTACTTTGTTCAGTTCCGTTCAGAATCCAGATGCTCAATGGTCTGCAATAGTTAAAGATTGTGATACTACCAAGATGGGCAGAAATGGAGGCTTTGGCCTTGGTACATTGTACGGATCAAATAAAGGAAACCTTGTAGGTGCTATCAATTATAAGCACCTTGGAAATGGTTTTATAGAAGGTAAAGCATCAATAGGAGATAATGTCGGAGGCATTCTAAAAGTCTATCTAAATGATGTGATGACCGATGGATCAAACGAAGAGGAATTTGGAAGTAATCGTTTATTGGTGAAAGGATTTGTAAAAAACAATGTGTTTACCATCACTTCAGAACACAAAACCAACTTTCTATTCAACCACTTCTTTAACTCTGACAAAGGCGATAATTACGCTCACATTCTTCATATAGGCAGGTTCACGTTTATGATTGATGACATTGAGTCAATCATTGACGATAAGAGAATCAAGCTTAGACCCAATGCCGATGGCGTGACAAGGATTAGGT